GTGGCGAGCGGCGAGGATCTAAGTAAACCTGCACGCATAAAAGTTTCAACAATACATTCTGTTAAGGGAGAAGAATGTGACAACGTTATTTTATTTACAGATCTAGAAAATATTATTTACGAAGCTGCTCAAGTAAATAAAGACACAGAACATCGTTTGTTCTTTGTTGGTGTGACCCGAGCAAAAAATAAATTGTATATTACGAATCAAGGTTCGGAATATCAATACAACATTGGAGAAGATATATGACAAACAAATCTTTTTTTGAAGAGGCAGACAAAAAACAAATAGGAGGAGATCATTACAAATTAAAGATTCAACCCTATCATTTTATCATGGAGAATAGGTTGAATTTTTTTCAAGGTAATGTAATTAAGTATGTAGTGAGATATTTGAAGAAAGATCAAATAAAAGACTTAAATAAAATAATTCACTATTGTGAATTAGAAATAGATAGATTGCGAAAGGAATGGGATAAGTAATTGTTTCAAGCACAAACAGAATGGATTTGTCCTGAAAATTTTCCAGATTTATCTGGCTATCAATACGTTGCGATTGATTTAGAAACAAGAGATCCAAATTTAAAAACAAGAGGTTCTGGTTCTGTTATTGGCCAAGGAGAAATTATTGGTATTGCAGTAGCTGTTGAAGGTTGGTCAGGATATTATCCGATTGGTCATCGTGAAGGCAATATGGACAAAAGAAAAGTTTTAGAGTGGATTACAAAAGTTTGTGCAGATGAAAACACAAAAATTTTTCATAATGCAATGTATGATGTATGTTGGTTAAAAGCATATGGCATTAAGATAAATGGTTTTATTATTGATACCATGGTGATGCTATCTTTGATTGATGAGAATAGAAGATGGTATTCATTAAACAGTGCGTCGTATGATTATCTTGGAGAAGTTAAAAGCGAACAATCTTTAAGAGAAGCAGCGGAAGCTGCAGGCGTTGATGCAAAATCAGAAATGTATAAACTTCCAGCAATGTATGTTGGATCGTATGCAGAAAAAGATGCAGAACTTACATTAGAATTATTTAGAGTCTTATCAAGAGAAATACAAAAACAAAATTTACAAAACGTATTTGACCTGGAGACAAACTTATTTCCGTGTTTAGTTGAGATGAGATTTAAGGGCGTTCGGGTGGATGTTGAACAAGCTCATACATTGAAACAAAAGCTAGTTTCACAAGAAGAAGAGTTATTGCTGCAAGTAAAAAAAGAGACAGGCATAGAAACCCAAATATGGGCTGCCAGATCGATTGCCAAAGTTTTTGACAAACTCGAATTAGATTATTTGAGAACAGAAAAAACTCAGTCACCGTCTTTTACCAAAAATTTTTTGCAAGAACATAAACATCCTTTAGTTCAGAAGATAGCAAAAGCCAGAGAAATAAACAAGGCACATACCACATTTATTGACACCATATTAAAACATGAACACAAAGGTAGGATTCATGCGGATATCAACCCAATTAAATCTGACCAGGGTGGAACAGTGACAGGACGATTTAGTTATTCAAATCCAAACTTACAACAAATTCCTGCAAGAAATAAAGATTTAGGTCCTATGATTAGAGGTTTATTTATTCCTGAAAAAGATCACACTTGGGGTTGTTTTGATTATTCGCAACAAGAACCAAGACTGGTTGTGCACTATGCAGCAACAACCGAACCTATTTGTTTTAATGATTCTGTAACTAAGATTGTAGAAAAATTTAAAGATGACTCTGTAGACTTTCACCAAACTGTAGCTGACATGGCAAACATCTCCAGGTCACAAGCTAAAACAATTAACCTAGGATTATTTTATGGTATGGGTAAAGCCAAGTTACAAGCAGAATTAGGATTAAACACGAAGCAAGAAGCTGAAAACTTATTTAATCAATACCATGATAATGTTCCGTTTGTTCGAGAGTTAATGAATCGAACATCTTCGTTTGCACAAACATCAGGATCGATCGGAACTTTACTAGGTCGTAAATGTCGGTTTGATAAATGGGAACCTGCAACATTTGGTATGCACACACCTATGACTTTAGAAGAAGCAGAAAGAACATATGGCCGTGGAAGGATTAGAAGAGCCTTTACATACAAAGCTTTAAATAAACTTATTCAAGGATCTGCAGCAGACATGACAAAGAAAGCGATGTTAGATTTATATCAAGAAGGAATTATACCTCACATACAAATTCATGATGAATTAGATTTATCGATTGAGTCGCAGGAACAAGCTAAAAAGATTATTGAGATCATGGAAAATGCTGTTAAATTAACAATCCCCAACAAAGTTGACTATGAGTCAGGCAAAACCTGGGGAGAGATAAATGGATAAACTATGGCGTACCTTAATGCAAATATTCCACCGATTTATTGTAAGATCAGGACAGAGTATTTATACGATATGGACCAAAAGAAACGCGGTGAAAGAGAATGCGTTATCTTCGGTGTCACAAGTATTATTAGTCGTTCGCTTTTATTTAATATCATGTTACCGAACGGGGCATGCTTTTGGCGTTTGCCTATCAGCGCGTTTTTCCAAAAACGTTTTTCTAGATCCCAAGTGCCTGATATGCCGCTCCAAGACCTACAGTTGTGGAACTGTTTTAGTTATTACCCTAGTGTGCATCGCTTTGATTGGATGGATGGTCTAGACGGTAAGTTTAGAGGAAAAGATAAAAAATTTTATCATGGAAATTATTTATTTACTATTGATTGGGCCCATCCTGATAATAACATACTTAACACTGAGCACTCTGAGATTCCCCAAGAACATAAGTGCGCTCATATTCTCGAACTTAAAAATGGTAATTATGCGGCTCAGCCTAATAATCGCTGTCTGTGGCATGTTAATTCTTACACAACTGATAAAGATTGGCCAGATTATAAAGTCCAAACTACAGTCTGGGATTGCGAAGATGACGCGTGGGTGACAGAAGATTCTGATAATATGTTCTACGATCTAGAACCAAATAAGCCTTCTCAAGAAGATTAAAATCATATATAAAACTTAGCGAGAGGGACCATGAAGAAACTATTAACGCTATTGGTGTGTATATTTTATGCTACAACAGCTTATTCAGATATTACGCAAGAAAATGTCAGCGGTGGCAACACTTCTATTCAAGGTGGTTATACGACATCGACTACTTATGAATCTGGTTCTTCTAGTGCTAGCACTACTACTAATAGCACTACTAGTAATATACGTTCTGCTCCTCCAACTGCCTCTGCACCTGGTTTAACCCCTTCTGGAATAGATGTATGTTCAGTATCAGCTAGCGCTGGAGTTCAAACGTTTGGTTTGGGTTTATCTGGTGGTAAAAGTTTTAGAGACAAAAACTGTGAAAGAATAAAATTATCAAGAGAGCTTAGAGCAAACGGTATGAATGTTGCAGCGGTTGCACTCCTCTGTCAAGATCCGCGCGTTTTTCAAAGCATGGAGATGGCTGGGACCCCATGCCCGATTGATGGTAAGATTGGTAAGCAGGCAAAAGCACAATGGAAAAAATACGGCAAACTTCGACCCGACTACGACATATACGTAAAAAGATTAAAGGTTATTGAAGATGCAGAAAATAATAGCACGACTTCTACTTATTCTGACGCTGACGAGTAATGCTTTTGCTGAGACAGCAACAAGCGGTAACTTGTTACCAAACGCTAATGTAGCGAGAACTAATTTACAAAACTCTAGTGGCAATGTTGATGGTGTCAATGGATCAAATGGTTGGACCACATCCGGTATATCTAATTACAATAATGAACTCGAAGCAAACGGTACTGGCACTGTATCTTCATCAGGATCTCTTGTTGGTATTACAACTGAAAAACAAAATGGTGGTCAATTCACAACGACTGCAGATAGTCTTGATGGTGGAGTTAGATTAAATTCAACGACCGAAATACAAAACTGTGAATGGATTGGATCAGCTCATCAATGTGGACAGGCAACGAGTGGCAGAGATAGTTATTCAACAACAGTTAATATTTTAGATGCAAACAACAATACATTATCAACAGTTACACAAAACAGAAACAATGATGCTGGATATTATGGTAACACTTTTACTTATACCGATACTGTTATTTATACAGGAACCGGATCTAGAAATTGGAACTGGACTTGGACAGGTGTAGATGGAAACAATGTTAATGCAACAGGTGCTGTTGGACCAAACTTATTAGGTGCTGAACTTACGGCCACTCTTTTAGATATAGATTACACGGTATTACCTCTTGCAATACAATCTGAGTTAGTTTCATTTGATGATGAGATAAGTAAAGAATTCAAAGAGTTAGAGCAGTCTTTTAAGTTTGAAGAACAGTTTATTATGGAAGAACCAAAGTTTAACTATGAAGAACCTAAGTTTGAGGCATTTAAAGAACCTGTAAAGATGGAAACAAAAACATTTGAAGAAGCACCTCCTTTACCAAAAATGAATCCAAAAGAAAAATTACCGAGTCCAGGTCCTACGCTTACAAAGAAAGAGGAATCTGCTGGTCCTCCGAGTCAGGCGAGTAATGCTCCGGTTCAGTCTGTTCAGAAGGAGGAGAAGAAGGAGGAAACATTTGCTCCTGCCAACGCTGGTACATCAACAACTCAAAAAGAGGCTCAGGAAGAACAAATATCGGAGTTTGACGATAATGAAAAGAATGATACCCCCACAAAGACAACAGAATCAGGCCCGTCGCCAGATTCAACTGACAAAACTGACAACGCTTCAAGTGATATAAAAGGTTCTTCAAAAATTTCATTGGCAAAGACTATGGAGAAGATAGATAGTCAAGTCAAGGACATTGGCAAAAATTTAAGATTAAAAAATCTTGTAAAAATAAAATTAATGTCAGATAATAGTGCGCTAGAAAGTTATGCAAATATTCAATTCTATAAACCGAAAAATATTTACCTGGATCAAGCAACGATTCGAGATAATCGAATACTATACAATGATGTTACCCTGGTATCTTATCAACAAAAAGACCCCGTTTTTCAGCAAAAAAAGAAGGTATTTGAGATTAGACAGAAAAAAGAAAAACTGATAAAAGAACTAAAGGTTTTAAAAAATGGACAATAAAGATTTTTTACATTTAATTAAGTTTCGAGACAAAGAAACTAAAAAACAAGCTCAGATTACTTACACTTTTAAACAAAGACAAAGTAGGCCTAGAGCTAAACAAAATATTATTAACCCGAAACAAGTAGGTATCTAATGAACACAATGCTTCTTAGTTTATTTTTTGCAGGGTTATTACTTGGATCATTTTATCTAGGTTATATTTTTGCGTTAGACATTTTTGAATATATCTGCTTTAGAACGAATATAAACATATGAACAAAATAAAAGAACAACTCGCAGGTGTGGCAGCATTGATTGGTGTCTTAGTTGCCATTGGTGGAGGCTTTGTTAAATATGGCGAAGTCATGACACGCATGACTCAAATGGAAGAATCCTTAAAAAACTACCAACCTTTTAACCCAGACCCACTTGTCGGAGAGATGGGTAAACAATCTGCTAGAATCGCAGTTTTAGAAAAAACAAACCAAATTTTAGAACTTGAAATTAAGGAGCTAAAAGCGAGCAGCAAGAATCCACTAGCAAACTGAAATGATTGATGCACTTATTTTTGTTGCATCTATTATTTTGTTTTTAGATTATATGCAAAAATCATACATTACCAAAGACCCTGAAGATCCAGAAACAAAGAAGTGGATTGCAGAAATAGAAGCAGACAAACGAAGAGAAAAATTTTTTAACAAGGAGAATAAAGATGAAACTGACGGAAAACTTTAACCTTCGAGAGCTTACCAAAAGCCAAGTGGCCGAGCGTAACGGGATTCCAAACAATCCATCCAGTGACCACATTGATGCACTAAAAAAATTATGTGAATCTGTTTTACAACCAATTCGTAATCACTATGACGCTCCAGTTATCATATCCTCAGGGTACCGTTCAGGAGAGCTGTGTGTGCGTATTGGTTCAAAAATTACCAGTCAGCATGCCCTGGGCCAAGCGGCTGACCTAGAAGTAATTGGTGTAGACAACAAAGAGCTCGGAACGTGGATTAAAAATAACATCGATTATGACCAGCTAATTTTGGAATTCTACAAAGAGGGAGAACCTACGTCCGGGTGGATCCATGTGTCGTACGTCGGCAAGGAGAACCGTAAATCAACACTCATTGCATACAAAGACGCAGATGGTAAAACAGAATACAAACCATGGTAAAAGATAAAAAAACAGAACTTATGGAAGATTTGATGGGCGCTGTTCGCACCGTTCATGGAATATGTCCAGAGTGCGGAGAAGAAACCATGTTAGTCTCAGTGGTCACTGATTACTATCGTTGCACGTTTTGTGGTGAGGACACAAAACAATATGTGAATGGTTCAATTAAATATTTAAAACTAACGAAAGAAGATTATGAATGGCTAGAAAAGCAAAAGGATTCGGAGTAGACAATTACCATCAAAGAAAAAAAGTAAAACGTAGAGGTCGAGTTTCTAAAAGTCCCAATAAAAGATTTACAAAAAAGAGAAGAGTCGGACAAGGTAAACCATCATGAAAACTAGACTCGGGCGACAAACTCGAGGATCTATGTTTATGCGTTGGTTCTTTTTTGCATCCGCAGTTATTGGGTGCCT